GCTCTTCCGATCTGAGAAAAGAGGATTACCGAACGTGCCGAAAGCACCGGCAGCGTCAAGTACCGATTGCTTAGACTGTCCAAGCTCTCGAGCGGCAGTATTGGCAAAGTCTTTAACGCTCTTAGACGCCCGCCCAAAAATTACGTTTACCTTGCTTGTTGCCTCTTCAAAGTCTGAGGCCGCTCGAATAGCCGGGGCAATAACTTGAGTAATGGTTCCGATAGCGGCGGCAGCTGGCAGCAATGCGCGCTGCAAAATAAAGCCTGCTTTTTGCGTTGTTGTTGTAAGGCTTTTAAATTCGCGTTGAGCGTCGGCAACACCCTTGCCGCTAAAACTTGTTAAAATCGGTATGTTAATTGCCACGGGATACCACCAAATTACGGTTTGTCTGTGTCATAACTTTACCCACAATGCTTAGTAGCTCGGCGGTTACTCCCGGGCGGTTGTTTTCTACGGCCTTGTCAATCACTCGCGGCGCGTCGCCTACCTCTTTGTTTAGGTTGGCTATAAACGCCGTGTTGCGGATACCGCTAATGCCAGCGCCCGCGTGGTCATAGATAGCACCCGCAAAACTCTTTTGTTGTATCACCATTAGACGGTATGGCTTGGCGCCGTACACAACTTGCCGGGTGTAGCCGCCTTGGTCAAAATCTACGTAGCGCTCTTTAGTTGCTCGTACACCTACGCGCACGTTAAAGCCGCCTTGCACCTCAGATACGTTCCAAGCCGCCTCACGGCCACGGATTAGCGAGCCTCGACGCATACCGGATAGCGGGGCGCCGTTGCTACGCGATTGTGTAGAAACCATGCTTCGGGCCTCTTGCACAATTTGGTTTCCAACGGTTTTAATGTCTTTAGTTACTTGCCGCCGAATTTTGCGGTCTATGTCGTTTAACTCTTTTAACGCGTTTTGCACCCCGTAAACGTCAATTTGTCCGGTTATGCCCATAGCGTCGCTACCTTTTTTTGTGTGCCTCTGTCAACACTTTAGCCACCGTCTGCAAGTCTTGTAGCTCAAACGGGATATTAGGCGGCCACCAACCGACAGCTACTAGCACCTCGGCTAGCTGGCGTCTGTAGGTGCCGCTTCGGTAAAACTTGGTTGCTCTTGTTCTACCGTTTCAATGTTTACAATCGTTTTAATAAAGTTGTCAAACTCAGCGGGCACAACAATCTTGTTTGCTTTTGACGCTTCAAACGCCAAAAATGCCAAATCTTCCATACCAAATTGTCGAGCCATATCGCCCGCACTACGTTTAAATTTGCGCTCCCATAGCACAATTACGTATAGGTTGGTTTCAACCGTGTAGGTGTTGTCGCGTGTCTCTACTCGTATTGTCATTTGCATAACTAGCCTCTTTCGTGTCGGGCCGTGTTGAGGCCGTTATTAGGAAACGTCTACCGAGTACAAGCCGCCAGTAAACGTAATGTCAATGGTTGACAATTCGCCCATGGTGGCGTTAATGACTGGCAAAGACTCTAGGTAGGTGCCTGTCAAAGTAAAACCCGGGTTGGTTGCCGAGTAGGTGCCGGGCGTTGTTGGTGCAGCTGGCGACACAATTACGGTTACTTGTGTACCGACAAGTGCAGCCAATGTTGCGTAAGTTTCGGTTGCAGCGTAGCTCATGTACAACGTAAGTGTTAACTCGTTGTTTTCAAGGCCAGCCGAGTTGTAGCGGGCCAAGTCACCAAACGCGGTGCTTTCCAATGCTTCAACGGTGCGCGTAAGTGTTGCGGCGGTGCATTGGTCGCGCAAGTTAACCGTTGCGATAATTACGTCCGGGTTACTTAGGTAAGTTGTTGTGGCCATGGGGTTACTCCTCGTTTGTGTCTATGTCTTTTTTAGCATTTTTTGCGGGCTTAGGTGCGGATACTTTAATAAAGCCGCCAGCAAGTAGCGCCTCAAGATTAGCCCCGCGCATTACGGCTAGGTCGGCGTCAAATTCGGCGCCGGGTGTACCCAATCGAGGGCTAACAACGGTGTATTTGCTCATGCTGTAGTGCTCGCTTTCAAGTCAATGGTTAAATCATAGGCGGCGTACTCGGCCCCACCGTACACCGCTACCGTTGGGCGGCCGCCAGTAACCGCTACGTTTTTAGCAAGCAATAAAGCTGCCATATTCATTAGCGAGCGTTGGGCGTCAAGATTGCCCGGGCCAAGGGTAATAAGCCGTACCGGAAACGTAATTTCGACAATGTTGAAGTTAAACGCCACAAAGCTAGGGGCGTCTATAAACGCGCACGGCGGGTTAATGTTTCGCGGGTCATTGGTGACGGTTAGCCCGGTAATAGTCGTTAGCGTCGCTGTCAAGTCGTCTAACGCAACGTTAAAAAGGTCGGTGTATGCGGGTACGGGCATTAGGCCACCGCGGGGCGGTCAATACCCAACAGCTGTTTTACCATTGGGCTAAAGCCTGTTGAGCCGCCAGTAGTCATACCGTCAAACGACGCGTAATCCATGCCAGCGCTACCACGTTGCCTATACAAAAAGCCTGCATAAGCCACCGTGCCGAGCGTTACCGCCGCGCTCGGTGAGGTCGTAAGGCTGTCAACGTACCCGGCTTGCTGGCGACGCTTGTAACAAACAGCGTTTGCACTTGTGCGGCATTGCGTTAAAAACGTGGCGTCGGCCGCTGTAGCGGTGCCTATGCCTAACCAATCCTCTACTTGGCTGTCAAGCGTTACCCACGTACACGTGGGCGTAGTTGTCAGGGTGCCAGTAGCGGCCACAATTTGCACGTTGTCGGCCGTTCGCGCATAAAGCACTTGGTTTTGTATTGGTAACTGGTAGTCGTAAGTAAAAAAGCCTTGCTCGTCTACGCCCGTAAAATAGTATTGCGGCAAATCTGCTACTAGATACGTGCCGTTAAACGTCGCGTCAACGCCGCTAATAACTACAGACTGCCCAACCTCTAGCGGGTCGGCGTTTGTTTGTAATACTAAAACCGCGTAATTGTCGGTTAAGTACTTTTGTGTGACCGAGTAAGCGGCCATAGTTGGCCTACCTTTCGGCTATTAGGACTTGAGCAATTTAACAAACTTGGTGGCGTCTGCCATGAAAGCGGCAGCGTAACCACGGAAAGCAATTGTGCGGCCCAAGGTAGCTGGTACCTCGACGCTAATCGCGCCCTTTTGCTGTTCGTAGAATTCAAAACCTGCTGCTGGCCCGGCTGCATGACCTACGACGCCGTTAAGGTCGCCCGAGGCCGTTCCGCCTGCCATGTTCTTATCAACAACAAGCACCAAGCCAAGCGGGTTGCCGTTCCACGATGTTGCAGCCGAGGTACCAAACGCGTTTTGCCCAATAAGGTTTGGCGCGCCAGTAAACGGAAACACGGGTTGACCGGTTGACGTGGTAAGCATACCGAGCTTGGCCCATGTGACTGGGCTAACAAAATAATGCGTTGGCAGGTAGTTGCTGCTGTTTGAAATTTGGTATGCAGCACCATAAATTGCTTCGATAAAGTCGGCAGGGCTTGACAAGTCAACGACGGTTTCGGTTTGTGTTACTCCGCTAACCATTGTGTCTACGGCGTAATTATCGGTTGCTTGACCGTAAGCGATTGCTAACTGGTTAAGAATGATGTCAATTGAAGCGGGGTCACTCCAATCAAGGTCTTGTTCGGACACGGTGACGTATGTTCCAAAACTTAGTTTTGAAATGTCATTGTTTGAAACAACAACGGTGGACGCGTTAAGCGTGTCAAACTGTGCGGCCTGTTGTGCAACAACTGGCCGAGTTGTAATTTTTGGACGACGGAAAGTTGCGCCAGCTGTTGGCATTGCGCGAGTCCCAATTGCCGCTACAAAAGGGCGCACCGGGTTAAGCGAATCGTACACGCTGCCGGTAATAATTTCGGGCAAAATGCCGGGCGTCGATTCAGTATTCACGTAAGGGGCAACGCCTGGTGCAGCGTTAACCATTGCGTCTTTAATGTTTGCGTTGAGCTGTGCGAAGTCGGCGCCGCCACGTACAAAACTTGCTACGTATTCGGACGGGCTAGGCAAACGCAATTTGCGAGGCTGTGCATAAATGGTTTGCACGGTTGCGGCCTCGATAACGGCTGGTGTTTCTACGGTCTTTTCCATTTCGGTTAACTCCTCGTTTTCGTCTTGTGTATTATTTAACTCTATTTCGTCGGGCTCTTGGTGGATACTCGCCGCCACGCGTTGA